ACGGTCCTATTTATGGAGGTGCCAATAATGGTGCCATCACTAATGCTGGTACCGCTGCTGAAAGGCGAGCCCTTTACCTGAAATTATTTTCTGGTGAAATGTTCAAAGGATTCCAGCACAACACAATCGCTAGGGATCTTGTAACAAGACGTACCTTGAAGAACGGCAAATCATTGCAGTTCATCTACACAGGACGTACAAAAAGTGAATTCCATATTCCAGGTCAAAGCATACTTGGTAACAATGAGAAGACTCCTCCAGTAGCAGAAAAAACTATAACAGTTGATGACCTATTAATTAGTTCAGCTTTTGTTTATGAGTTAGATGAGACACTTGCTCATTATGACCTACGTGGTGAAATCTCTCGTAAGATCGGTTATGCTCTAGCTGAGAACTATGATAGAAGGATCTTCAGAGCTATTACTAAAGCTGCTAGACAGCCTTCACCTGTTACGATGTCTAACTTCGTTGAACCAGGTGGTTCTGTAATCAAGGTTGGTACTGCTTCTAGTACAACTGCTGCTGATGCTTATGATTCAGCTAAATTAGTAAATGCATTCTATGATGCTGCTGCAACTTTAGATGAAAAAGGTGTTAGTGGTGATGGTAGAGTAGCTGTTATTAACCCAAGACAGTACTATGCACTTATCCAAGATGTAAACAACAATGGTTTAATCAACCGTGATGAAACTGGTTCTGTTTTACAATCTGGTAATGGTATAATATCTATTGCTGGTATCAAGATCTACAAGTCAATGAACATTCCGTTCTTTGGTAAGTTTGGTACTAAGACAGATATGAACCCACGTGCTTCAAATGATAACGAAGGTTCTTTCGTTGGTGAAGCAATGGGTGATCAGGATGCCGCTGCTAATGGTGGTACACCTGCTGGTGGTCAGAAGACTACAAACAACTATGGTACAGCTGCTAAGTTTGCAAACTCATGTGGACTTATCTTCCAGAAGGAAGCTGCTGGTGTCGTAGAAGCTATTGGTCCTTCTGTTCAAACAACTTCAGGTGATGTATCAGTGGTCTACCAGGGAGATGTCATATTAGGACGTCTTGCAATGGGAGCTGACTTCTTGAACCCTGCATGTGCAGTTGAACTCGTAGCTGGTATTGACGTTTCTTCTAACTTCAATAACACTGCTGTTTCAAACGCAAGTTTCACTTAATTTATATTTTTTATACACACATGGGGAGGCTTCGGTCTCCCTTTTTTTTCGCAAAAAATTTTCATGGCTACCAAAACAACTGAACTCGATACCGAATTATCCGCAGTCAACTCTATACTGGGAGCCATCGGTCAATCTCCTATCACCCAATTAAAAGATACAACAACAGGTTCATTAATAAGTACTAACCCAGAAATATCATTTATTTACAATATTCTTACTGAAGTAAATAAAGATGTACAGAATGAAGGTTGGCATTTTAATACTGAAGAACACGTCAAAGTCAGTCCTGATCCGACTACTAAGTATATATCATTACCAGCTAACACTCTTAGATATGATATACATGAAGGTTTAGTTTCTAAAGTAACTGATGTTGTAACAAGGTATGGTAGGTTATATGACCTAGTAAATCATACTGATGAATTTGATGCTGATATATATGTAGATATAGTAACTCTATATGATTTCACTGATATACCTAATTGCTTTCAAAGATACATAACCTACAGAGCTGCTGTAAGAGCCGCTACACAGCTTGTATCAAATCCAGCATTAGTACAACTATTACAACAAGACGAGGCTAAATCTAGAGCCTCCTGTATTGAATACGATTGTGATAAAGGAGACCATTCATTCTTTGGTGTTCCTCATGGATCTGGATATAGACCTTATACACCTTTCTCTGTACTTAGTAGATAATGGCAAGCATAACACAAACAATACCTTCTTATACGGGTGGTATATCACAACAACCTGATCAATTGAAAGTACCAGGTCAAGTTATAACTGCTAAAAATGTAGTACCTGATGTAACTGAAGGTTTAATGAAAAGACCTGGGAGCCAATTAGTTGGTTCTCTAATGGATAATGGTACTGCAGCTTTAAATTCTAATCATATTGGTAAATGGTTTCATTATTATAGAGATGAAGCTGAACAATATATAGGTCAAATTACCCAAGCTGGTGATATAAATATGTGGAAGTGTAGCGATGGATCTGCACAAACTGTTCATACAGCTGCAAAACCTTGGCTTGCTAATACCGCATATACTGTAGGACAGAAAGTAAAAAATAATAGTAATGTTTATACATGTTCTACTGCTGGTACATCTGCAGGATCAGGTGGACCTAGTGGAACTAGTACTAGCATAACAGATAACACTGCTAAATGGGATTATGTTGATGGACTTAGTGCTTTAGAAACTAGTCTATCTACATATTTAACCCATACATCTGATGAAGACTTACAGACTTTAACATTAAACGATTTTACATACATCACTAACAGAACTAAAACTGTTGAAATGGCTAATACTGTAGAACCAGTACGTCCTTCAGAAGCATTTATTGGATTAAAAAAAATTGCTTATGCTAGTCAATATGCTGTAAACTTATTTGATAATACTACTCTTCAAGAAGTTAAAACAGCCACAAAAATTAGAGTAGAATTAATAAAATCTAGTAATAATTATTGTGATGGTAATGGACAGATGGTAGGTAGATCCAGTAGGATTAGTAATAGTAATAGATGTGATGATACAGCTGGAGACAGTAATGATGCATTTGCTCCAAATGTCGGTACTCGTATATTTACTATAGCTGATGATATGACTGTAACTGATACTGAGTCTATATCAAATGGTGGTAATGATTATAGTTATACTATTGATGTTAAGAATGGTAATAACTCTGTTAATAGAGGAACAAAATTAACCTTTAGATTAACTACAACTGGTCAATCAGTACCTTATACAACTGGTACAGGTGAAAATCAAACAACCACATACCAAGCTAGATACACTGTTACACATGATTTGCTATATGGTGGTGAAGGGTGGGAGCAACATGATTATTTTTATTTCTGGATGAAAGATGCATTATATAAATGTACTATAACTGCAATAAGTACGTCTCAAGTACAAGCTAATTTAGGTTTAATTCGTCCTCCAACTACACCGTTTGATGCTAAAACAGTAGTAACAGCTGAAAGTATTTTAGGAGCTATACGTACAGATATTATAGCAGCTGATCCTGAATGGGATTCATGGACTGAAAATGTCTTAGACGGTATTGCTGGTTATGGAGTAAAACAAGTAGGAAACGGTCTTTATCTAAGACGAGATGATAGTGTTCCATTTGCTATATCCACACCTTCAGCAGATTTATTAAATGTATTAACTGATGCTATACCAGATATAGCAGATCTACCTAGTCAATGTAGACATGGTTATGTAGTTAAAATAGCTAATAGTGATTCTGATGAAGATGATTACTATGTTAAATTCTTTGGTAATAATGATTCTGATGGTGATGGTGTATGGGAAGAATGTCCTAAACCTGGAACACAAATTGCATATAATAAAACTACATTACCTGTACAACTTGTAAGACAAGCCGATGGTTCATTTGTACTTGATCATATAGATTGGAGTCAAGCTACAGCAGGTGATACAAGTGTTGATGGTACAAACCCTAGAGCTAGTTTTGTAGGAAACACAATTAATAAGATGCTATTCTTTAGGAATAGACTTGTTATGTTAAGTGATGAAAATGTTATTATGTCTAGACCAGGGGATTTCTATAATTTCTGGGCTAAATCTGCTATATCATTTGGTCCATCAGATCCTATTGATATATCTTGTAGTTCTGAATTCCCTGCTATTGTATATGATGGTATCCAAGTTAATAGTGGTTTAGTTTTATTCACTAAAAATCAGCAGTTTATGTTGACAACAGATAGTGATGTACTAAGTCCTTTAACAGCTAAAATCAATTTCATTGCTGCTTATAATTTTAATTATAAAACAAACCCATTCTCATTAGGTACTACTATAGGTTTCCTTGATAACGCAGGTAAACATACCCGTTTCATGGAAATGGCTAGAACATTACGAGAAGGAGAACCTGATGTAATTGAACAAAGTAAAATTATAAGTAAATTATTAGATAAAGATTTAGATCTTGTGTCTAATTCAAAAGAAAATGGTCTTGTATTTTTTAGTGAAAAAAATAAGACTACCTTATATGGTTATAAATATTTCAATGTATCTGATAAACGTGTACAACAAGCTTGGTTTACTTGGGAATTTAAAAACAAAATTGTACATCATGCAGTATTAGATGATGACTTGTATTTAGTAACTGCAAACTCAAGGACTCTTACTAATGAAATTGTAGGTAGAAGTAATAATAATCTAACTCTAACTAACCATGGACTAGCTGTAGGTGATACATTTGTTTTCCATAATGGTGGAGGTACAGTTTTAACTGCTGGTGGTAGTAACGTTGCTGATAACACTACATTCTATGTAGATTCAGTTCCTGATTCAAATAGTTTTACTATAGCTCAATGGTCTCATACTTCTGCCCTTACTTTAGGTGGTGGTAATGCTGCTATGTATATTAACTATACATCTAATAAAAATGTATTACAAAAGATACCTTTAAAACTACATACAGATAGTATAACAGTTACTGATGATAGGAATACTGTTGATACAACAGATGATATTCTCTATAAGATTCATTTAGATAATATGACTACAGTAGCTTCAAGTTCTTTAGCAGCTTATGATGCTGCAAATGATCGTACTGCATTTACAATACCAACAGCGTTTAATTTAACTAGTGATTTATCTGCATATGTAATAGCTACAACTACTGATGATACCTTACAAGGATTATGTCAGGATGTAACTATATATAAAGATGGTACTACTACAAAAGTAAGTCTCCCTGGTAACTGGAAAACATATGTAGATTCAGGTGGTGTTACTCAAACTCCAACTAACAATATTATACTTGGTCAAAAGTATGATTATGAAGTTAAACTACCTACCATTTATTATACAACACAAACTGATGATTCATATAGATCAGATGTTAGAGGTTCATTAGTTTTACATAGAATTAAATTAAACTTTGGTAATTCTGGTTTATATGAAACTATTGTAGAACGAACAGGTAAAGATGATTATACAGAATTATGGGAATCACCTTTAGCTGATGCCTATAGTGCTAACCAAGTATCATTTGAATCTGAAGCAACAAGGACCATACCTATATATGAAAGGAATACTAATACAAATATAACTATTAAATCCACACATCCTTCACCTGTAACATTACATTCAATGTCATGGGAAGGAGATTATACAAATAGATTCTATAAAAGTGTCTAATTACATTCACCCAATTACAAAGGAGGCTGCTTTAGAAGTGGCCTCTAATTTACGTCCAGAAGACCGTAGAGAGGTCGAAGAAGGTCATGGTGTAGATTCTACAGAAGCGTTATTAGATGCTGTCCAGAAACCCTCCTGTGTCTATTTCACGGTGCCTAACGGCAAGACTGCTGGAATGGCTGGAGTAGACCCTGGGGGTCAAATCTGGATGCTATGTACACCCGCTATCCTTGAATATCCTACAACCTTTGTGAGAGAAGCAAAGCGTTATGTAGAGAGACAACCTGATAAGTTGCTGTGGAACGTTGTTGATAAACGCAACACCGTCCATTTAAAGCTACTTAAATTCCTTGGATTCAAGTTCTTACGTGAAGTAGAATTCGGACCAAACAAATTATCCTTTATCGAGTTTTGCCGTGTGCTTAGGAGCCCAAGCCAGAGCCGCCAATGAGCGAGCTAGGCGTGATTATGAATACAGTTTAGAAAAAAGAGAACGAGAATGGATGCAAACCCTTAGTGTTACCCGCACTGAG